CCATTGTTTGAAGTCATAACCGTGACGCCTCCTACAGAACCACTTCCATTAGCTTGAAACATTATTGAACATCCCTTCTTAGATCATCATAACGATAAGAGTCTCTAGTATTCTCTCCTTCGCCAAGGTTTTTAAGCCAGTTAATAGATTCCATATAACGATCATTATAAAGTTTTAATAAGTTATCTTCCCCTTTCATAAATGTATAAGCCTCTACCAAAGAACCATATAATAAAGCTAAAGAAGCATTAGTGCCCAACCAGCTTTCTCCACTCGCTTCCGCAGTTATAGATTTAGGACGGTAAAAGTAATGAAGCTGGACATCATAAGATCCGGTAGGAGGTGGAGATAATAAAAAAGTAGTATCATTCCAGTCAGCGTAATACGATGGCATTCCTGTGCTTGTGCTATCTGGGTTATAATCTTGTAAAAACGTTACTTGTTTATAAAGCAGAAACTCTACGTTCACGCCGTTTTTTACACTTAAAGAATACGGAGCTAAGAAATCGGTTGGCTTAGACAAAAACTGATTGCCTGCACTGGTAGAACCTTCGGAGTTTTTTCTAAAAACAGATAATTGTACTTCTTTTAAAATCCGTTCCTCTGAGTTAATAATAAATGTATTAAGTTGGCTTACAAAAGTTGCCTCTTCATTTTGTGTATAATCTTGAATTGCTGTTTTTAATGTTGTGTATGTAAATGCCATTATGCCTCCACTGTGACAGGACCTGCCGAAGCATCGCCTCCGCCACCTGTTGTATTTCCTGTTGTTGCTGTTTCTCCTCCTGTGGCAGTTATAGTGTACGGACTAGACGTTACTACGGTTACAGCAAATCCTGCTGCTGTTTGTAACATACTAGAGGTGAAGCCATCAAAAGGCAAAACATTTCGAAAACATGCTATGTCTCCGGTTGTATATCCATGACCTGGTTGTGTAATAGTAATAGTTGTAGAAGATGCGGTCCCAGATTTAAAAGGATTATGCTGCAATAATACTTCTACAGGGGGTTCCGTACGAGCAGGACGGCTAATTCGCAATGCTTGTGGATCTGGCTGTATGCGAGGAGGTGTAAGCTGTGGCTGTTTAGCTTCAAATTCGTCTGGTCCTACAAGTAAACCGTTCCACTCTAAAATCATCACGTTAAGAGAATATGCTCTGCCTGATCTATCTGAAATCCCTTTAGCATATTTAGTACTAGCAAAACGAGCCATATTATATCCTTAATGATTGTTGGGTTGGTACTAAACGTAAAGCTACTCTTTCGCTGTCTTCTGAGGCCGCTCTTTGCCATTCTTCATCATACATTTGTTTTAGCATTCCTATTCTTTGAGGAGACCGTTTAACAGCTAAATAATAGGATAAACCAGCAACTAAACACGGTAAAAAACGAAAAGGAACATCGGGATTGTTTTGAGCGGTACCAACATCTTGAATACGTTTTACACGATAATAAATTAATTGATCTGTTGAATTAGTAGGAGCAGGCCAAACTGTGATAGTAGGAGTTATTAACCTGTCAATATAAAACTGAGTAGGTCTTCCTTGCGATGTTTTATCTGGAATAGCAAGATAATCACCTCGACTTATTCTTCCTATTGCTATATCAGAACCGTCTCTTCGAATAACAGCTTCTAAAATATCTACCGTAGCTTGTGTATCGCTCAGACTAGGAACTGCTGTAACGCTAGTTACGGCTCCACTTGTGCTTCCTGTAACATTATCAGCTGCAGGAGTAACAACAAATGTTCCTACAGGAACGGTTAAAGTCATAGTAGTAGCTGTAGGTTTAGTAATAACTTTTGCTGTAGTTCCGCTAACGCTTCCTGTAATAGTTTCTCCTATAGAAAAACCGCCTGAAGCCGCTACTGTTAAAGTAATTGTTCCTAAAGGATAATCGGTAATAGCGGAAGTCGTAGAAAGTTGTGCCATGTTTTGCGTAACTTCTTCAATTACCCAAAGATTTAATCCTCGGTTAGCCCATTCAGAAAATAAAAGATTTAAAGAACGCCGTGCTGTTTTAGAATCGTACCCAGTACGTAACTCTAAACCGCACCGTTCATAAGCTTCTTCAATAATCTCCGACATACTTAAATTAAAATCTACTGTTTCTGAAGTAGCCATTTCACTATCCTTTCGCCATCTTTTTAAAAGTTTTTGCTAATTGTGCGCGTTTAACCGTTGTAGGACTATAATCCCCAGGATTTTTTGCCACTTTATTAGCAAGACCTTGAACACTCATATCAGCATTTTTGGCTTGTTTGGTGAAAGCTCCTTTTTTTAAATTAGCTTTTTGTATCCAGTTGCTACCACCTACATTATACCTTTTTTTAGAACGAGCATCGGGGGAATGAACTCCCCCGTGCATATAGACATAAGCTTTACCATCAGGATTTAGTTTCTTTTTCTTTTCATTTCTTGCCGAAATATTAGCAACAGAATTAAAAGTCCCCATGATAATCTCCTAAGTGTTAGAGTATACTTTAATACACTCCATTACAACCGTATACGTATCCGCGGCTCCTTCACCTACAGTTCCAAAATAAACATCTCCGTCATTACCTGCTGTACCAAAAGTTCCTGTATTAGGTAAACCACTAAAACTAGAGAAATCGTAATTATCACTATAATTTATTGGCGTTTCTAAAGCTAATACTTGAGTAGTAGCGTTCCAGAAAATTCGTAAATTTAATCCTACAGTAGAGTACATAACCTTAACTATACGCACTCCCGTGCAAGGATTACCATTAACAGGGTTTTTGGCAAGTTCGGAAACATCTATTTTTCTAACAGGTGTACCTTCACCGGTATCGACATATGTATGAACAAAAGAAGCTACATACTTCTGAGGGCCATCTATAATGATCGTGTTGGTGTCTGTATCAGCCATTGTCTTTTCTCCTTAATTAAATTATACTGTTGACCATGCAGCTGCACCTGTTAAAGCTGCGAAATCTTTAGCAAGGTCAAAATTAACATTCCACAAACCTGCTTCTGTGCAACTGAAATATATATACGAACCGATACTTACATGATTTGTTACTACACTTGCGGGAGTAATTGTTAATGTATTGTTTAATGCTACTGATGTAACGAAAGTTAATACATTTGTAGCTCTAGATTCAAAAACAGAACCTGTTCTAAAAGCATCCGTTCCTGATGTAGTAAATTTTAGGTCAGCTGTGCCACCTATGGTGTCAACAGATTGGGCATAAACAACCCAAGTATTAACTAAAGTTAAACCGTTACTAACATCCGGAAGAGTTATTGTACATGCCGCAGCACCTGTGAAGTTAACAGCATTAACTGTATTGCGCGTTAAACTTACGGATGTAGCTGCTGCAACTGTTTGCGCTGTTAGTCCTGTAAAGTCAGGTCTTGTTCCTAAATAATTTGTAGTTTCTGTTCCTGTAGTAGAATCAGTAGTAATTGTTTGAAATCCATGTTGTGATCTCACTGGGCCATTAAAAGTTGTATTAGCCATTGTTACCTCCTCATAAAGGGTTTGGTTTTAGCGTCTTATGAGTGTCTGCTAGGTCAGTCGCTAAAAATTATATTACCTAGAAAATGGGGGGAACTCTCCCCCCACTCAATCGTCTTATGATGTTCCCGGAGATCCATATACACAACGTGGATCTGAGTAACCGAAGCTATAACGCTCACGGGCTTTAAATCTTACGTTGCCTGTATCAAAATCGCCTTCCATCTTAGTAGACATGCTTAAACGTTCAAAGTGAATAAATCCACGAGGAGCGTCTGTCTTAATAAACCATGCGTTTGCATCGTTTAAGAAGTGATTAACGGTGTAACCCTGTGGAAGCATTCCCATGTTTCTTGTAGCGTTAACATCATTATCAGCAGTCCCAGGTTGAAGTGTAGACTCAAGAAGTCTATCAGCTACAAACTGTAAGTTGGCAGGAACTATTAGTTTAGTACCTTGTACGGACACTTTTAAACCACGTTCATCAACGAAAGCAGCTATCTCGATTAAACCGTTTTCGAGACTAGTTTCGTTAAGATCAGCAGCAGTTACAGGTCTATTAGCAAATGTATTATTATTCACTAATGGATGACTTGCATTACATAAAGTCACTCCGTCACCACCTGTTACAGCAGTGTCAAAAGCATCATTTAATATAGTTGCACCTTTAACTTGTTTTGTGTGTGCCATACTTCTTGCTAAAGCTTTTGTATAACGAGAAGCAAGACGATCATAAAGATTATCTTCAATTGCTTCTTCTGTTATTGAGAAAGCTAATGCAATAGTTTCGTTATTATACCTTGCAGTATAAGCTTCTTGTGCGTCATCAAAAGTTATTGAAGAACCTTCACCTTTAACAGGTGCTGCTCCAAAACCAGATAACATTACTTCTTCTTCGAACGCACGTTCTGATGACTCTGTATCAAAAATTTGCGCCGCTTCGTTTTCGTACCTTTTATACTCAAGACCAAAAAGGGCGTTGAGTCCAGGTTCTAGCTCTTTAGCGAGCTGTGCTCTAGATATTGCCATGTTTCAAGTCCTTCCTATAAACCGGTTGTTGCTGGAGTACCAGCAGCAATTGAGCCCGTTGGGGCATTATAATGATTAAGTAGACGAACAACTACTCCAACACCTGCTGCTGTCCAATCAGTATTAGATGAATCTTGCATCCAACCCATGATTCTCAGTGGTCTTGCTGCTGTTGTGTCTCCTCCTGAAGCTGCTATCTGAGCTTTAGAAGTACCACTTGTGGTACTTCCGTCATACCCAGTATAACCTGTTACAGCACCAAAATTTGCATTAGTATAAATTAAAGCTCTTAATGCTGCTTCATTAGTTACTGTCGCATCCGTAGCAATTACAAATAATTGATCGGGATCGTCATACACATAAGCCTTGATTTCATAAGCAGAATCTGCTCCTGAACCAGGCCAATAATTACTGAAAGTCGGTTTTCCTGTTGTACTTGAAACATACTCACAACCCCAAAATACACCTACAGTACTGACACTTCCGCCAGCTGCTGCTTGTGATCTATCAATATAACCAGAAGTCAAAGGTATAACCATTTGTCCTTGGTAAATTGCATTAGTGTTGCCGTTTGCTATCGCATACATGGAATAATTCGAGTTTCCAGTAGAGTTTGCGGACGAGCCCAATTTACTAATTGGTCTGAGTCCAAAGGCTAATTGAATATTTGCCATTTTTTTATTACTCC